GAAATTACTGCGGCCGCTGACACGGCTAAAAGCTTTGTCACGACAACTGTCGGTTTTGAAGCTACTGTAGAGCTGTTGGAAGACGACACGACTTCATTGACCGACAGCGAGTTGGTGGTAGGGACATCAGCCGTTTTGAAAATCCAACCGGAAGGAACCGGTGTCGGACTGATTGAATACACCGGTACTGCTCTCGTCACGAGTTATGAACATAGCTCTCCGTACGATGGAGTGGTGGCCATCAGCGTGTCATTTCTTGGAACGACAGCATTGTCTTCCACAGTGCAGTAGTAAAAGAGTGCAAGTATTAGACAATAAGAACGGAGTAGATGTGACGTTTGTTATGCTCCAACAGCGTCACATCGAAACTTTTGCTATCGCAATAAAAGAGAGCGAAGACTGGCCAGCGCCAGCGTTTCGCGGTGCCGTTTTGCGCGCGGCCATCAAGTGTGGATGGATAGAAAAGCCATCGTACGCGGTGGATGATGTCGCTACCATGTCGCCTAAATTTGTACGCGTCGTTGCTGACGCCATCGCTACGATGTATAGCGAAGCGATGGACATCTCCCCAAAATCTTGATCGCGGCAATGCGGTGTGCGCGCGATAAAGCGCCAGCGCCGTATGAGTTGCGCATGGCTTGGCAAGCGGAGCGCTGGTCTGCTTTGCCTGACGCCGGTGGCCTGCTAGACCAGCAAGCCGGTTTGATAAGCCGCATGGCCGCGGTGGCCAATGTATACAACGCGTTTGAGGCAATACAGAGCGGTAAAAGCATCGTGCAGATAGCCAACACACAGCCGCAAATTCTGAAGACTGTTAGAGCAATAGAACGCTTAGAAGGTGAGTTAGATGGCTGATGTCAAAGTACGCATAATCGCGCAAGACGAGGCTTCTCCTCCGCTTGACAAGATAGGCAAGGAAGCCGCCAAGACAAAAGCAGCGTTTGCTGGCTTGGAGAGCGGCTTGCTAAGCATGGCGGCCGCCTTTGGACTGTCCAATGTCATTGGCTTGGTGGCCAATAAATTCAAAAGTCTGATTACGGATTCCTTTCAGCTTGCGGCTGGATTAGAGCAAGCCAAGATTGCGTTTACAACAATGCTTGGTAGCGCAGAAAAGTCTGACGCAATGCTCAAAGAGCTAAAAGCTTTTGCAGACAAGACGCCATTTGAATTCTTAGAGCTACAAGACGCGGCTAAACGCATGATGGCGTATGGCTTCGCCGCCAAAGATGTCATTCCAACGCTGGAAGCGGTCGGTAACGCGGCTGGCGCGCTTGGCGGTGGTGGCGCAATGATACAGCGCATAACAACGGCGCTCGGTCAGATGAGCGCAAAGGGCAAGGTCGGCAATGACGATTTGCGACAGCTTGCAGAGACAGGCATACCGGCTCTAAAGCATCTGGCAGACGCGGCTGGCGTCACGACTGGCGCAATGAGCAAGATGATAGAGAAGGGAATCATACCGGCTGACCAAGCCGTGAAAGTGCTTATCGCTTCTATGCAACGCGATTTTGGCGGTTTGATGGCCAAGCAAGCGGAGACAGCCGCTGGCAAGCTGTCTACGATGAAAGACGCGGTAGCTGGCGCCAAAACAGAAATCGGCGCTGGCTTTATTCCTGTTGTCAAAGGATATTCGGATGTTGTAACAGCGGCCGCTAAAGCGACAGAAGGATGGGCGGCGCGCAACAATGCAAATTACGCAGAGCTTGACAAACTGCAAGCGATGGTCAAGATAGGCGCCATCTCTTTTGAAGACTACAAGCGCGTCACAAATGAACTTTTAGCGGCTTCGCAAAATGCCTTTGGGCCAATGTTGATGGTTGGTAACGCGATTACAGACCAAGCTGGCGCCGCCGCACTGATGACCGCTGCGCAAAAAAAACTAAACGACCAATATCTGATTTCTCGGACGCGTCTTGAAGACCTCAAAGGCGCGGTGGAAGTCATCGTACCAACGCTGACGCCGATGCAAAAGGCAATAAACGAGCAAACAGAAGCTTATGAACGGCAGGCCACCGCGCTCAGTTCTATCAAAGGCGTTTATGGCAACTACAAAAAGACGCGCGGCGACTTGCTAAAAACTGAAGGCGAACAAAAGGACGCCATCGCCAAACTGACCAAAGACTTCAATGCACAATCAGCGGCTATACGCGCTGGTAGCGGCACTATCGTAGACAACAGTGACGCGATAGAGCGCGCTTTGATTTCGCAAGGGAGACTTGGCATCTCTGTAAACGATCTAAACGAAAGATTTGCCAACACGGATGGTATAGACCGATACAACGAAGGTACATCCGACATCAACGCTTCCATCGCAGAGCTGAACGCTGAACATGAGAAAGGCCTCGTGAGCGCAGAAGACTTTGCGAAGCAGTTGGACAATCTAAACGATAGACAAGGAGACTTGAAGCGCACTCTAGACAACGGTCAGATGTCGCAAGAAGCGTTTGGACTGTCTACGCGCGACAACACGCTAGACTCAAAAGATTTAGAGAAGAAGCTTGCAGAGTTGCGAGCTGAACATGGACAAGGCAAAACAGCCGCTGAGTTGTTGGCCATCGCACAAGGACAATACAACACTAAACTAAAAGAAGCGCAAACCGAGCTTCAGAAAACGAAAGATAAAGAAGCGGAGATGCGTACTTTTGTCGCAGACCAAATCAAAGCTGACCTGCTAGAGAAACAAATCGCGGCGCTGGCCATAGACGGTTTGCAAGCACATGAGATAAAGGGCATACAAGACACCGCCATCGCCTTTGGTTTAGCTAAAGACGAGCGCATCAAAGGCTTGTTGATAGAAGGCGCGGCCGCCACCGCGTTTGCGAAGCTGGAAGAAGACCATGCTCTAGACTACATAAAAGACGGTGAGAAGAAGGCCATCGCACACGCGGCTTTTGTAGACAGCATCGGTAAAGACATTACGATGGGTTTGATTCCTAACTACGACAAAGCATTAGCAGCGGCAAAAGCGGCCAACGGTGTTATTTCTGAAACAGCCAGCATATACAACGGATTGAACAGTAAAGAAATAATGCTAACGATTATTACCAGACAAATCAAGTTTGGAGAAGGTAAAGACGCTGGAGATACAGACCCAAATGTCAAAGGTCCAGCCGGTCTTCCCCAAGGCCCATACGGCGCGCCAGTCGTACTTCCAGACGCTGTGCCGCAAGGCCCATACGGCGCGCCGCTGCGACCAGCCGGACACGCGGCCGGTGGCGTGTTCGGCATAAACTCTAATCCGTTTATGGTAGGAGAGCGCGGCGCTGAAATCATTGACCCGTCGGGCGGTGGCCGCGTGTATAGCGCTACACAAACGAGCAACATGGGCAACAACGCTGGCGCGCAAAGCTTGCGCATAAACACACTCAATGTCTACGGAGTTCAGGACACCGGCGCCTTGTTCGCGGCGCTACAAAAGGAAGCGCGCGCGCGCGGTATGGTGTTGATAAAATAAAGTGGCCAAGCCAGCATTCAAATTCTATCTAGACACCGCGTCTGATGGAACATTTGCGACTGAGATTACCGCTTATGTGCTGTCGGCTGACTGGTCACTTGGGTTTGCTGAAGCGTTTGAGCTGATGGGCCGCGACAACACCGCGATATTGTCGTGCAACAACAGCGACAGACGCTTTAGTCCAGAGTATACGAGCGGCGCTTACTATGGATACCTTACCACCGGCCTCGCAGTCAAGATTACAAGCACATATCTGACGGTAACGCGTACTATGTATGTCGGATGGATTGCCTCTATTGCGCCGCGCTTCAACACTAAAGGAGACCGCACATCAGACATTGAGTGCAACGGATGGTTTGAGCGCGCGCTTCGCTACGAGAGCCGCATTCCATTGCAGTTTGAAACAACAGCAGACCAAGTCATAGCGACCATTCTTGACGAGTCAGACATACTGCCTCCAGGAGTGACCGGCCGGTGGATTTTAGGACGCGGCTTGTTGGGACAAGGAACAACATTAGGAGCCATCTCCGACTACTACACATACGACACTGGAGACGCGGAGATTGTGTATGCTGGCGATTGGGACATCGGCACAACTGTTCATGAAGCCGTGTTATCTATCGTAGACCGCGAAGCAGGCCGCTTCTTTCAGAAGCGCGATGGTACATTGCAGTTTTACCGGCGCCTTCACTTCCCTGCAGACACTCTCAGTCTAGCATCATTTAGCGATGCAAACACGGAGATGGACTATATGTACGGCGCGGACATCAGCAACTATGTTGTTGTAGAGTACGCGCCGCGTAGCGTTGGCACGGCTGGAAGCACGCTTGCGACGCTGGCGTCAAGCGCTGCTATAGCACCGGCAAGCGACACAACGATAGAGTACGCTTTTACTTCTGCGATTGCCGATGTGACGGTAGGCGCCACCGCCATTGTTGTCCCTGTTCCAACTACGGACTATACGGCAAACACTATGGAAGATGGCACCGGTACAGATGTTACCTCTTATGTCACCGCGCTTGTTACAGAACAAACGGCCACCGCGGCCTCCGTAAAATACTCCAGCACATACAGCGCTACAGCATATCTGCAACCGACATCTAAATTGCGCGGTACGCCTCTTACAAAATACAACGCGCAACGCTATGTGGCACAAGACGACACTTCATTGTTGGCTCACGGACAAATAGCGTATATGGCCGGTGGCGTTCAAGACACATACGCTAGCGCCGCCTCTTTAGCTAGTTACCAGCTTGACTTGCGTAAAGACGCGGTAGGCCGCGTAAACGCTTATACTTTGGCCGGTTACGATACCAATCGCACGGTAGCCGCGCTTACGCGCACGATCGGTGATCGCATAACGATGCACGAGTCGCAAACACAAGCCAATGGAGACTGGTTTATCGTGTCAGAACAACACAGTCTAAATAGTGATTATCGCGTGACATGGAAGCTGGAGGATGCTGGTACAATCATTTATTGGGCGCTTGGTAACACCGGCGCATCTGAGATTGGGCAGACAACATGGCTTGGGCCGCTTTAGTATAGGAGAAAAACAAAATGCCGTGGACGACACCGACTGACAAGACGACTGGCGATTTGGTAACTGCTGCTAGTTGGAATACATTTTTAGGAACAAGCGGCGACATGAGCCGCACGAGCGCCGCGGTAGTTACAACGGCTGGCGATATGGCTTACGCCAGCGCGGCAAATCAGATGGCGCGTATTGCTGGCGGTACAGCTACATTTGTGCTGACTAGCAACGGCGCGACAAGCGCTCCAAGCTGGCAAGCGGCTGGCGGTGGTATCAGCATGGGCAAAGCAATTGCCATGGCACTGGTTTTTGGCTAATAACTTTCACGGAGTACGAACATGGCAAATCCCAATATTGTAAATGTCGCAACTATCAACGGCAATATGCTATCAACGGCAGTTGGTACAGGCACACCCGATACCAGCATCGTTAGCAATGCGGCAAGTAGCGGCAAGATTTTCAAAATAAATTCGTTGTATGTAGCAAACATTGACGGCACTTCGAGCGTGGATGTAAGTGTCCGCATGTATACGCAAGCCGCATTGGGCGGCACTGCAACTGCTATTGCTAGTACGGTAGCGGTGGCGGCTGACAGCACGCTGGTAATCATTACCAAGGACAGCGCAATTTATTTGCTAGAAAATCAGAGCATGGGAATTTTTGCGAGCGCAAGCGGCGACGCAATTTTTACTTGCTCATGGGATGAAATTAGCTAACATGTTTGGGCTGACTACAAATAATAAACTTTCGTCGTTAGCGACAGTTAGAACAAGTTATGGTGTGAAGCGGGTTATTCCAAGCAATGCTCAATTTGCATTTGAGGCGTTGATTATTGCGGGAGGCGGCGGCACTGGATTTGGTGGTGGTGGTGGAGGTGGTTTTCGAACTACGACCGGAAATTTTATCTCCATGATTACAGTTACAGTTGGCGCTGGCGGTCCAAGCACTACGGTTGGCGTTGCTTCGTCAATTGCCGCATCAAACTTTGCGACCTTTAGTAGCAGCGGTGGTGGACGAGGAGGAACACAACAAGGCGGTGCTGGCGGTTCTGGCGGTGGTGGTAGTAACGATGTGGGTATATCAGGAGGCGCTGGTAATGCAGGTAGTTACAGTCCGGTAGAAGGATATGCTGGAGGCAACAATGTAAATTCTGGCAGAGGCGCAGGCGGTGGCGGTTCCGGTGGTGCTGGCGGCAACAGTACCAACCCAAACAATCCTGGAGGCGGTGGTGGTGGTGCAACAAATAGCATTACAGGAACTTCAACGCAATACGCTGGAGGTGGTGGTGGTGGTGGAGGTCCAAACACGGCTGGCGGCGGTGGTGGGGCGGGGCTAGGAACTTTATACAATGACCCTAGTACAAACGGTTCTGCAAATACAGGAGGGGGCGCAGGCGGCAATTTTAGCGCCACTGGTTCTGGCGGTAGTGGAATTGTAATTCTGCGTTATGCTGGCGGACAGCGCGTTCTAGGCGGCACAGTTACAAGCGCAGGCGGCTACACAATCCACAGTTTTACAGCTAGCGGTACATTTAATTATTAACATGGCACACTTTGCAGAACTAGTAAACGGTATCGTGGCGCGAGTGATTGTGGTGAGCAACGCGGACACGGCGAGCAACGGCGTGGAGGACGAAGCGATTGGCGCGGCGTTTTGTCATAACCTGCTTGGCGGTGAGTGGATGCAGACCAGCTATAACAATAACATTCGCAAAAACTACGCTGGCATCGGCTACACATACGACACGGTGCGCGATGCGTTTATTGCGCCGAAGCCGTTTGCAAGTTGGGGGCTTGACGAAGCGACCTGCAGGTGGGAAGCGCCCGTGGCAATGCCGAGCGAAGGTGTATGGATGTGGGATGAAGCGACAATGAGTTGGATAGAGATGCAATGACATTTGAGTTGGGCGTAGATGTAAGCAAGTGGCAAACGCCTGAGAAGGTGGACTGGCGCAAGCTACGAGACGCGGCCGGTGTGCGTTACATGTTTGGCCGGTACGCGTACGGCAATCTAATAGACGCCACCTTTTG